GATCCGTATCGCCATTGCGATACAGCGTTGCTACATCAACTTTACCTAGGAAGTCTGAGGCCTGCGCTGCGCCTTGTCCTTTAAGGTATTGCTCATAGATGGGAGCGCCAACCTCTACTGCTTTATTGAGGAAGGACGCGATCTCTGCATCTTGGCGACCAGCATTGATGCCAGCCTGCTGAGGACTGGAGAAGTCCATGAAGCGGCCATTGGCGCTCACATCAACGGTTACCCGCTCGACGCCTGCAGCCCCCTGGGGCTTGGTCGGAAGGAACAGCGCGTTGACAGTGCTGGTGCTAGGCCTGCTGTATGTCATGGATCAGCGCCAGTATTGCGCTTGAATGCTGCCAGGTAATTCAAGAGTACAACCGTGTCCCGAGCTTCGGAAGACCTACTAGCGCTACTCCACGGAATGGTGGGGTCAGAACTGCTCGATCAGCTGCGGTCAGAGGATCCGCGAACACGAATCAGTGCTGTTGATCGTGCAATGAAGTTCCTGAAAGATAACAACATAACCAGCACTGTTGAAGCATCGGTTCCGCTGCAGGACATTCAAGCGGCTATGCCAACAGCGGATGAGCTTGAAAGGCTGATGCAACTGACACCAGATTGATGAAGTTCCCCTGTACAGGATGCGGGCAGTGCTGCCGCCAGCTTGGGGAGATCCTTGAGGCGGCAGCAACTAGCGGCGATGAGTCGTTTGTGCTGCTGGCCAGGGTGTTTCCGTACACGCCGAGGCCTGACGGTAGCTGCCCCATGTTGATCAACAATCAATGTGCGGTGTACGCCGAGCGGCCAATCCTGTGCAACTTGGAGCGGCTCCAACGCATCATGAAGATCCCTGATGAGGTGTGGTTTCAACTGAATGCAGCCAGCTGCAACAAGTTAATCCGTGATGCTGGGCTGTCAGAGGAACTGCTGGTGCTCGGCCACGCTAGAAAGGCAGAAGACCTGTAGAGCAACGAAAGTAGGCCATGGCACTTGTGTTCATTGACCAAGAAGACCAAGGTCTGGGAGCAGCAGCCAGGCTCCGCATAGGAGGACAAAGCATGTACTCCACTGACATGATGCAAGGCTCCCCGCAGGAGAAAGCATTTGAACAAATGCCCTACAAGCGAGAGCCAGCACAAAAGCTGGCGCCAACCGACCTGATGATTCGGCCAGAGATTCCCGAGGATGAGCGAGCCAAGGTCAAAGGTGGCAACCCATGGGACTACGAATCATGGCAGAACCACATGATGATCAAACCAAGCAGCCCATTCCCGGTGCTCTGATCTGACTAAAGCCAGCTGCACCCCTGGCCAGCGTCGGCCATCCGTGCTTGCTCCAGGCTCATCCCCATTGCCATCCGATCAGGGGTGAGCAGGGCATTACCCCGCCAGTCAGCAACCATTGCCTCCAACAGCTCGACCTGTCTGGCATCACGCCTGACGTTCTGATCCTGGGCTGCCTGCTGCTGAAACCACTGGATGCACATAGCCCACGCATCAATGCGGTCGTCGTGCAACAGGGAGCCACGATCAGCCGTCAGCCGGGTCATTTGATAGAAGAGGCTGTAGCTGGAATCCTTGTCCTCAACAGCGTTCTTCAACAGCTCCGCATCCGCCTCGACCACCCGCCGATCCACCACCATGCGGTGGGTTTGCATCACTGGCGCCAGGGTGTCAATGATCCGTAGCTCCTTGCGCTGGTTGGAGCGGATCGGTTCGATCCGGCACTGAGCACCAGCCTTGACTAGGTATGGCTTGAGCAGTGAGGCGTAGATCTCCAGCCCGCCGAAGTTGGTTTCCACCAGCACCTCGTTGACATGGTGCTTCTTGGCAAGGCTGGCGATCCTCTCCCATAACGGTTCGCCAACGCCCCCCAGGCGTCCACCGGATTCCACTAGGTAGTAGTTCCCACCCCATGCTTTGACGATGGCCCAGGCAAACTCATCAGAGCCGCCGCCGCTGGGGTCCAACGCCATGACGGTTGGAACGTCATCAACCGGCACAGTGCCCTCAACCTGAGCCGGACGGTAGAAGCGTGGATCTTGCGCCATGCCAACACAGGGCAGGTCATCCAACGCGAGATACTTGGCTTTTTCGTAGGTGACCACCTCCGGTAGGTGGCTATCAACCGTCATGACCATCAGGTCAGAGCAGCGCAACGGATAGCGCTCAATGTCGCTGAGGGTGGCGTCAAGCAGGAACTGGAGCCGCCACTGCATGGGGCTCATGCTCAGCTCACGCTGCATCAACTCATCGTCACTGAAGCGGGTATCGGTCGGCCTGCCGTTGGCCGCACCAACACGGCGCTCAATGAACGGTGCCAGGGCGCCTTTGTATGGGGTGGTGTCAGCTGGCACACGAGCTGGCCACATGCGCATCTCGTAGGACAGGTCGCGCTGCAACGCGAAGTAGATGCTGTCGGTGCTGCTATGCGGTGTGCCGAGATAGACGATCTCTGGACCGGCACCGGGCTTCAGGATCGCCTCCAGTTCGTTGAGGCTATTCCTGAGCTTCTCACGTTGGACCTGAGTAAGACAGGTCTGCGGTGTTTCGCAGTCGTCAACGAGGATCGTGCTAGCCCGGCTACCTGTGATCTGACCTGTGATTCCCGCAGCGCGGACACTCGGGCTCTGCTCGATGTGCTTACAGGTGCCAACGTCAAAGTTGATCCGGCTGTATCTGCCGTCATGGCTGTCGGGTGTCATGTGCTTCAGCCACGGCACCCTGGCAATGGTCTGCAACAACCAGGCGGTCATGGCTTCTGAGCGCGACATAGAGGCGCTGATCACCAGACACTTCTCATCTGGATCGTGGTACAGCTTCCACAACAGGTACATCGCACTGAGCGTTGACTTACCACACCCCCGAAACGCAGCAATCACCCGCCGCTTCGGACCATTCTCCAAGTAGTCACTGATCTGCAGCTGTACTGGCGTTGGTGCTTCCGCCATGTTCAACTCACGCATTAACATCGTGATGAACTGCGGCAGTGGAATCTGTTGCGTCACTTCCTCTTGCCTCGCTTGCGCTTCTGTTGAACGGTGGCAACAGTCTGATGCAGCTTCTCCTCCCTAATCCGCGCCAGTAGCTCCTGGTACCCAGGTGCATCAGGGACTCCAGCCTTCAACAAAATCTCAGTCCAGTTCAACGCCGGCTCCTGCCACTCATCCCCACCATCGCAAGGATGCCTACCACTGGGTTGAGAAAGAACAGACCCAGTAGCCCGAACTGAACACCAGCTTCAACAGCAAACGGCACCAGCTCAGTTGCTACCTCACCAGCGCTGGGCTTACGCCCTTTCAACACAGGCTCTGGCGTGGGCTCATACCACTGCGCTGGCCTCCCATAGCCAGGCCGCCGATCCGTGCAAACCGTCTCAACACTCGGGATTGGCTCCCCGTTGACCCTGATCACATCGAGATAAGCCATTGCAAACTTGCTTCAACACTGTCAACCATACACCATTGTCAACAGCATGGCAAGGTCACACCCCGTCCGGGTTCACCCCAGCTGCCCTCAGCCTCGCCCTCAGCCTCCTGTTCTCATCACGCTCTGCTGCCGCCTCCGCAGTCAGCACAACCACTGCGCCTGGCTTTGGCCTCCCACTCCCCAACCCCTTCCCCAGCAGCTCCTCCTGCCTCCTCTTCAACCTCCCCCACAACATCTTCTTCCCTACCTTCCCACCACACTTCCCCCACTCCTCCCTCAACCACAACAACGTCTCATCTACTTCCCGCAAACTCATCTCAGGAACCATCTTCCCTATCCCTGCCATCACCGCCCCCACCTTTGTCACATCTATCTCACTCCACTCAGCCATAACTCACTCCACTATGTACCCCCAACCTATCATCCCCCACTGTCCAACATCAACCCCTGTACACCCTTGACACCTATGGTAGTCTCAACACCAGGGGGACTCCACACACTCCCCAAACGCGCACACCCCCAGTCCGCTCAACTCCCCCTCCCCTCAACCGCAGCACTCACTCCCCTCACGGGGCTTTTTTATGCCTAATCCTTGAGCGGGTATACGCAGTAGGGGACACACGCACGTTCCCCCATAGGGGGTCCGTTGTACACCAGGGGAGACACCTGCAACCACCTAGTCAGGCACTGGGAGTTGGGAGGATACAGAGTCCGGTTGATCTGCAACCAACTCTTTCCCTGTGTAATACAGAGTATACATAATGTATACAGTGAGTATACATACGTATTACAGGTCCGACCCCAGGAGTTACTAATAAACCGAGTAACACCAGGAGCTACACCAGGTGATACATAGGGAGATAAGGGAGGGATACACCAGGGGATACAGAATACTCAACTACAGAGAAAGTGAAATAAATAACAATTCAACAGTGATGATGAGAGTGAGAGATCGCAACGAGCGATCTCGAGAGAGTGCAACGACGTGAGGCGAAGCGCAGTAGATAGCATGAGTATTGCAGCAGGCATTCAAACAGCGAAGC